AGCGGAAGCATTAGCGGCAGACGCAGTTAGAAATAAAGTATTAATTCCACCGCCATTAGGCGGAAGCGATAGCGATACGTGGTTTAATAATATTGTAGGAATGGCAACAAACGCGATAAATAGCGTTAAGGGCAAATACGATAATACACCAACATTATCATCAAAAGGTTGGAGTACAGAGTATCTGAATCACATCAATTAATGTGCAAAAAATGCAAAAAAATACGGCGAACGTTTAACGCTATGATGAAACGCATACGGAGGAAAAAGTAATGCGAATGACGGAAATGATCCCAACGGGACCAATTAAAGTACAACGGAGTGTGCGACGCGACCGCGGCCGCGTACTTACATCAGCAGATGCAGGAAAAATTTTGCCAATTAAGTACATCCCGATGTTGCGCGAAGACGCAGTACGTCGGGGAAAAGTACGGATAAATTTTGAAATGATGGAAACGGCAGAAATGCTAATGAACGGAATTAACGTACATGTGTATGCACATTACGTACCGTTCTTAGCGTTTGACCGTTTTAATGGTTCAATGGATGAATTGAACAAGTCATATCAAAAAGAAAACGGTATTGGCGGAAGTGTAGTACCGTATTTTAACACAGTATCAAGCGCTTCAGCGTTGGATACAACAGCAGGCGATCCAGCCACATTTTTGCAAACAATGGGAATTCATACGCAAGCGTCAACAATTAATACAACTATTGTTGAGGCATATAACGCGATTGTAAACCACAGACGCAAAGCACGAAGTGCATCATTGACGACACGATCAGCCACAGACTGGTCGTTGGCAGAAGCGTTTTGGGGTATGGAAAACAATCATATCGTACCAGATTTCGACCAAAAATTGGTGGACGGTGAAGTAAGTTTGCAAGGATTGACGTTTAAAGCACCGTTAAGAGCAACAACGTATGAAAATTCAAGTACATCAGGATTTCATACGCCGATACAGCATTATTCACATACAGAAAGTATTGGTACGGGAATTTTGCCTAGCGGTGCAACGAATAACAATGTTGTACAATTCAATGAAATTTGGTCAGAACTGACATCAGGTGGTATTGCCACAATGTCGTTAGCCGATATAGACCAAGCTAAAAAAACGGCAGCTTTTGCAAAATTGCGTAGTATGTACGACGGCATCGATGATGAACATATTATTGATTTGTTGATGGAAGGTATCCGAGTGCCTGAAGAACAAATGAAACAACCAATATTGTTGTCAAGAGCATCAACAATGATTGGTTATAATCAACGATATGCAACAGACGCAGCGAATTTGGACACAAGTGTTACAAATGGTTTTGCAACTGTAGACATGAACATTAGGACGCCACAAATGAACACAGGTGGCGTAATTCTTGTAACAGCAGAAATCGTACCTGAGCAAATGTGGGAACGTAAAAAGGATTATTATCTGTATGAAACAGACCCAGATAATCTACCAAACTATTTGCGTGATTATTTAGATCCTGAAAAGGTGTCGGTTGTTAAAAACGACCACCTAGACGTGAACCACAGTACGCCAAACGGCACGTTTGGTTATGCGCCATTAAACCATGAATATATGCGCGATATGGTAAATATAGGCGGTAAATATTATCGACCAGCAAACGATGCGTTTGATGCGGATCGTGCAAAAATTTGGACGGCGGAAACGACCGATCCAACGTTAAGCGACGATTTTTATTTGGTCGATAGTTTGCACAAAAAAGTGTTTGCCGATCAAAACGCGGATGCGTTTGAAATCACGTGTTTAAGTGATGTTGAAATCACAGGAAATACAGTGTTCGGAGAACGTTTGTTGGAGGCGGATGCAACATCCGACTACGAAGCAATCACAGACTTGGTCGATGACGCGCGCATTGAAAAGTAAGTGATGTGGGTGGGGGTACTCCCCCCCCACCCTTTTTAACGCTGAGGAAAGAAGCAAAATGAAACATTTTAAAAATGGTGCGTTGTCAGAATGGCAACAAGTAGAAGCAGGAACGGTGCTTAAATTTGAAAGCACGAAATACAAGATTGTATCGTTTCAAGTAAACGCAAACAGTGCGATTGAAGTATGGGCGGCAGATAATGCCGACATGAAAGACGCGGTATTGCAAGCAGCAGCTGATGACAAATGCGTTGTAGAATACGGCGCAAAAGGTGCTAGCTGGGTGCAAATCCGTGCCGAAAAGAAGAGCGCGGTATTTGTAAACATTCGTGATGTTGATCAACGGATGGACAACAGTGGCAAAGATAGCCACGTAAATATTGAACCGCGTGTACGAAATAACGATGAGTTCGCACGAATGATGCATTGGGTTAAGCTGAATGAAGAGCGACGCAATGCAGAAATGGCACAAGAGCGTGAAGAGCTAGCAAAAGTGAAAGCAGAGCTTCTAAGTCAAAAGGCGGAAACGGTGCAAGAGCCAGTGGCGGAGCCACAAAGTGAGCAAGTAGAGGGCGACGATGCAACAGGAGCAGAGGCCGCCAAATAAATACTTGCGTTGGGTAAAGTTCTTAGACCGCGTGAAAGCGTGGTTTAAGGACGAGCCAGTGCACAAGGATTATACGGCAGCGGCATACGCATTAGCGGACAGCAAAGCTCTACAACGCAAAGAAGTAATTCGAAAACAGACCGAAACGCAGTATGAAGGGGTACACCCTGAAATAGTAGCGTTTTGGAAAGCCATGCTACAGGCATGCAAAGCGCGAAACATACCAGTTTTAGCGTTCGAAATGTTGCGCGATGAAGCGCGACAAAACGAATTACATGCGCAAGGGCGAAGCAAAGCGAAGGGCGGCAACAGTCCGCACCAATATGGCATGGCGGTGGATATCGTCCATGCACAAAGGTATTGGCAAATAAGCAAAAAAGAATGGGACATATTAGGATCCATTGGAAAAGAGGTCGCCAGACGACGCAACATAAAGATTGAGTGGGGCGGAGACTGGGATTTTTACGATCCTGCGCACTGGCAATTGAAAAATTGGCGAATTCGCAAGGACGAGCCAAAAAT